AGGATCAATTGCTGGTGTTGGTACAACTTCTGTTGCTTCTGGATACCTTAAAGGGATTATTACAGGAGTTGGTGCATCTACAATTTATGTAAAAGTTAATTCAATTGTAACAGTTGGAGGAACAGAATCAATTCAAGATTATACAGAAAATGGATCTTATGCCTTTGAAAAATCTTCATTAAATATAATTACTGCAAGTGGTGTAACTACTTCAACCCAAACTCCAACTTTAGTTTCTGACTGGTACAATTCTCAAAATATTTTAGATACTGCAAATGGAGATAGTACAACTCTTTCTTGGAGAAGTGTTGCTAATAAACCAAGAACTAATGCTTATGTATCAGAAAGAGGTGGTGGTAATGATGCATTGCACGTTGTAGTTGTTGACAGCAAAAAAGTTGGAAATATTTCAGGAACTCCACAAAATATTTTAGAAAAATTCATCAATCTTTCTAAAGCATCAGATGCCACAATTTCTCCATCACAAAAAATTTATTATAAAGATTATATTGCATTAAATTCAAACTACATATATGCAGGAAAATCTATTGGAGATGTTGCAGATAGTTATTGGAACACAAGTCCAGTTGCATCAAATTTTTCTTCAGCATTTACTGTAAAAACAGTTGCATCTGGAGTTTGGGGAGTAAGTTCAGAAAATACTACATTCAATTCAATTGGAAATGTATCTTATACTTTAACAGGTGGTAAAGATTACAGTACTGGAATAAGTACTGCAATAACTAATGTTGGAGGATATGAAGTATCCTTAAGTGACTTAACTTCTGCATATGATTATCTTGCAAATGCAACTAATGTTCCTTTAAATTTCCTTCTACAAGGAAGTGCTTCTTTAGGGAAGGAATTTGAGCAAGCAAAAGCAAAGAAATTAATTGAAATTGCCGAACAAAGAAAAGATTGTGTTGCATATATTTCTCCATACAGAGGATCCTCTGTAAATGCAACTTCAACATCAACTCAACTTACAAATATTCTTGGGTTTTTTAGTCCAATAACTTCTTCATCATATGCAGTATTTGATAGTGGTTATCAATACATTTATGATAGATTTAATCAGAAATTTGTTTATATTCCTTGCTCAGGAGACACTGCTGGTATTTGTGTAAGAACAGATATTAATCAGTATCCCTGGTACTCACCTGCAGGTAAAAGTAGAGGAAATTATAATCATGCAATTAAACTTGCATATAGTCCTTCACAGGATGATAGGGACAGATTATATTCTCAAAGAATTAATCCTATAATTTCTTCTCCTGGAGCTGGTATTATTCTTTTTGGAGATAAAACTGCATTATCTTATCAATCTGCATTTGATAGAATTAATGTCAGAAGATTATTCATCACTATTGAACAAGCAATTAAGAGTGCTGCTGATGCTCAACTTTTTGAATTCAATGATGCAACAACAAGAGCAAATTTTGTAAATATTGTAGACCCATATTTAAAAGATGTTCAAATTAAGAGAGGTATTTCAGACTATCTCTTAATTTGCAATGAAACAAATAATACCCCAGATGTAATTGATAGGAATGAATTTGTTGCTAACATTTATGTAAAACCCGCAAGATCAATTAATTTTATTGGTCTTACATTTGTTGCTACCAGAACAGGTGTTTCATTTGAAACAGTTGTAGGAACCGTTTAATTTAATCAGGAGAATCTAAAATGGCTACTTTTCAGCAAAGAACTATTGACAGTTTTAAGACTAAGTTAAAAGGAGGTGGTGCTCGTAGTAACTTATTTGAAGTAAGTTTTGGTAAAGACCAAGGAGGAACACCTAATGGTGGAGTATTTGCTAATCTTGGAGTTACCACCTTCGAAAATGATGATTTAATGCTCATCAAAACTGCAGGATTACCAGCTTCCACTCTAACTGAAATTCCAGTTCCATTTAGAGGTAGAACTTTAAAGATTGCTGGTGACAGAAGTTTTGATGTTTGGAGCATTACAGTTATTAACGATACAGATTTTAAATGGAGAAACTTTTTTGAAAGATGGGTTAACTATATTACTAAGGCATCTGATGGAAGTGGTACTATTAATCCAACTGAATATATGGCGGATATGAATGTAGCACAATTAACAAGAAGTCCCAGTGTTGCTCCTAATCAAGTAAATACTAATAGTATTGCAGTATTGAGAAAATATATTGTACATTCAGTATTTCCAACTTCAGTGTCACAAATTGATCTTTCATATAATAATGAAAATGAAATTGAAGAATTTACAGTAGATCTTCAAGTTCAATGGTGGGAAGCAGTGAACGAAAAGAACCAGCAAGATATCATCTAAATACTTCATAGTTTAAAATTATACAATGGCAAAATTATTTGGTTTTTCTATTGAGGATGAAAATAAATTACCTAAAAGTGCTATATCTCCTGTCCCCGAAAATAACGAGGATGGGGTTGATTATTATCTGACCAGTGGATTTTATGGTCAATATGTAGATATTGAAGGTGTATTTAGGAATGAATATGATTTGATTAAGAGATATCGTGAGATGTCTCTTCATCCAGAATGTGATAGTGCCATTGAAAATGTAGTAAATGAAGCTATTGTAAGTGATTTAAATGATAGTCCAGTAGAACTTGAATTGAGCAATTTAAATGCAAGTGATGGATTAAAAAAAATTATTCGTGAAGAATTTAAGTATATTAAAGATTTGATGGGATTTGATAAAAAATCACATGAAATTTTTAAGAATTGGTATATTGATGGAAGAATTCTTTATCATAAAATAATTGACATCAAGAATCCAACTGAAGGTATTCAAGATTTGAGATATATGGATCCTCTAAAAGTTAAATTTATGAGGGTAGAAAAAAATAAAGGTAATGTTTTAAGTGCTAATTATATTCCTGATTTAAAAAATCCTTCAATGATTCAGGAACCTGATATTGAAGAATACTTTATGTATTTTCCTGCTACTACTATTCAAAAGTATGGGGCAAGTAGTAAGGGAATTAAGATTGCAAAAGATTCAATCACATATGTTACTTCAGGACTTGTAGATAGAAATAGACAATTAACACTTTCATATTTACATAAGGCAATTAAGGCACTTAATCAATTAAGAATGATTGAGGATGCTTTAGTTATTTACAGACTTTCAAGAGCACCTGAAAGAAGAATTTTTTATATTGATGTTGGAAATTTACCTAAAGTAAAAGCAGAACAATATCTTCGTGATGTAATGAATCGTTATCGCAATAAACTTGTATATGATGCAAATACTGGTGAAATACGTGATGATAAAAAGTTTATGAGTATGATGGAAGATTTTTGGTTACCTCGTAGAGAAGGTGGTAGAGGAACTGAAATTTCAACTCTTCCTGGAGGTCAAAATCTTGGAGAACTTCAGGATGTTCAATACTTCCAAAAGAAACTTTTTAGAGCACTCAATGTTCCAGAATCCAGAACTGCTTCTGATGGAGGATTCAATTTAGGACGTTCATCTGAAATTTTAAGAGATGAACTGATGTTTACCAAATATGTTGGTAGAATGAGAAAAAGATTTAGTAATGTTTTTCATGATATGTTAAGAACTCAACTAATTCTCAAAAACATAGTAACCCCAGAAGATTGGGATAATATGAGTGAGCATATTCAATATGATTTCCTTTATGACAATCATTTTTCTGAACTTAAAGAAACTGAATTGATGAATGAAAGATTAAATCTAATGGTAGCAGTTCAACCTTATGTAGGAACATACTATTCTCAAGATTTCGTAAAGAGAAAAGTTTTAAGGCAAACTGATCAAGAAATTGTAGATCAGAAAAAACTGATGGAAAAGGAAATTAAAGATGGTGAATATCCAGATCCTAAATTAGTTCCACCAATTGGACCTGATGGTATGCCTATTATGGGAGCAGCGGGTGGACAAGTGATGGGTCAAGTTCCTATGGAACCTCAAGTTTCAGGTGCAGATAAGGCAACTTCAGTTAATAGCAAAGCAGCAGAAATATAAATAGTTTCATAAACTTTGAGGTATTTAAATGGATCCTAGTAATGATTTGATGGACATTGTATTGGATGGAAATTCTGCAGAAGAAATTTCTGATAAGATTAAAGAAATCTTATATACGAAATCTGCAGAAAAAATCAATGAATTAAGACCTTATGTTGCACAAGATATGTTTGGTACAGAGGAAAACTAATGGCACATAGAGTAGTAGGAACTGGACTTACAGTAGCAATTGCTGCAGGAACTGGTTCAACATCAACTCCAATTGCATTACAATCTGGATATGTAAGAATTGCTCCTACAGTTGCATGTCATGTTGGGCTTGCTTCAACTTCAACATCTTTAGCATCAAAAAGTGATTATCTAATTCCAACTGATGATTATGCAATTTTAAAGGAAAGAGTTGCATCTTCTGTAGTAAGTTCAGCATCTTCAGGTTCCACAACAACTTATTATTTTGGAGAAAATGTAGAAAATCCATTTCTCATTGGAGATTATGTGACAATTACAAATTCTTCTTCTAGTGCTTATAATTGTACTCATCAATTGGTAACTGGAAAAGCATTGAATTATATTACATTAAATTATTCAACATCAACAGGAGCAGCAACCACATTTTCTGGAACTGCTAATGCAAGAAGATCAATAGTTGTTACAACACTAGGAGCAGCGTCTGCTGGATATGCTCATGTAACAGAAGTACAAATTGCATCTCAAGGATAAATGAAACTAATCACAGAAGAAATAGAATCAGTAAAAATTATTACTGAAGAAAAAAATGGAAAACAAACCTTGTATATTACAGGGCCGTTTCTTCAAGCTGAAATTACTAATAGAAATGGTAGATGTTATCCATATCAAGTTTTAGACAGAGAAGTAAAAAGATATAATGATTCATTTATCACAAATGGTCGTGCATTGGGTGAATTAGGCCACCCTAATGGACCCACTATTAATCTTGATAGAGTTTCTCATATGATCACATCCCTTCATGCAGAGGGGAATAATTTTATTGGAAAAGCAAAGATTCTTGATACTCCAATGGGAAATATTGCAAAGTCCCTTTTAGGGGAAGGTGTAAAACTTGGAGTTTCTACTAGAGGAGTTGGATCTTTAATAGAAAGAAATGGAATTAAATATGTTGGTGATGATTTTATGTTAGCAACTGCTGCTGATATTGTAGCCGATCCTTCTGCCCCTGATGCATTTATTCAGGGAATTATGGAAGGTAAAGAATGGGTATGGGATGGTGGAGTATTAAAAGAAATTGCAGCAACAAAAGTAAAAAAAACAGTAGAGTCTCTTTCTAAGAAAAAAGGTCTTACTGAAAGTGAAAAACTTTATCTTTTGAATGATTATCTTTCAAATTTGTAATTTATAAATAAATATAGAATAAATCTAAGAGTTTTTTTATTCGGAGTATACACATGAGTATCGGTAACGACTTACAAGAAATGGAAGTATCAACTAAAAAATCTGTAACTGCTGTTAACAGAGGGGCAAAGCCTGGTGAGGCAATGCATAAATTAAGTACAGGAATTGTGGATGGACAATCTGGTAGTTGGGAAGATCTTGGAGGACCTACTCCATTTAATTCTCGTTCTACTGATGACTCCAACAAACTTTCCACTCCTGGAAAAACTCTTAAGCAAGTGAGTAATGTTGTAAATAAGGGTGCTAAGAGTGCAGACCCAATGCAAAAACTTAATAAATCAAAAGTATCTTATGAAGATGCTGAGTATGATGAAGAAGATAAAATCTTAGAAGCAAAATGTGATGAAGATTCTGAAGAAGATCCTGAAGAAGATCCTGAAGTGAATGGTGAAGATGAAAAGGGTGGTAAGAAATCTTCTAAAAAGAAGATGAAATACATGCAGCAAGAAGAAGTAGAAGAAGATGATGAAGAAGAAGACGAAGAAGATTATAATTTAGATTTTTCTGAAGATGTAAATGCTATTATTGGTGGAGAAGGTCTTTCTGAAGAATTCAAAAATAAAGCAACTATTATTTTTGAAGCAGCAGTAAAGAATAAAATTTCTGAGATTAAAGAAAATCTCCAAGTAAGATTTGATAATGCTCTTGTAGAAGAAGTATTATCAATCAAAGAAGAACTCACAGAAAGAGTTGATTCTTATTTAGAATATGTTTCAAATGAGTGGCTTGAAGAAAATGCTCTTCAAGTTGAGAAAGGTCTTAAAGGAGAACTTTCAGAATCATTCATGAGTGGCATGAAGTCACTCTTTGAAGAACATTATGTAGAAATCCCTGAAGATAAATATAATGTGTTAGAGGGAATGGTCGAAAGACTAGATGAGATGGAGTACAAACTCAATGAACAAATTGAAAGAAATGTTCAATTAAACAAAAGACTTAGCGAAGCTGTAAGTGATACTATTTTTAATGATGTTTCTGAAGGGTTAGCTTTAACCCAAAAGGACAAGCTTGCAGGTCTTGTAGAAAGTGTTGAGTTTGAAAGTGAAGAAGACTATCGTGAGAAGCTAGAGACTCTTAAAGAGTCATATTTCTCAAGAAATATACAAGTTTCTTCTAGAGAAGAAGTACTATTAGAAGGAGTAGAAGTGGACCATGGTCCTCAAATGAATGCTTATCTAAAAGCACTTGGTAAATTCTCTAAGTGAAAATACCTTTATAATAAATATTTGTAGTTAAAAACACACTTTTTACAAGAAACAAGGAGAAAAAGCAATGTTCCTTTCAGAACAATTGCAGAACAAGTGGCAACCTCTCCTAGAGGCAAATGGACTTGATGAGATCAAAGATCCTTATCGTAGAGCCGTTACCGCTGTTCTGTTAGAAAATCAAGAAAGATTCCTCAAGGAAGAAAGAGGATTCCTTTCAGAAACCCCAGCAGGTTCATATGCCAGCTTAGGTGGTGCTGGTGGTGCTGCAGGTTATGGTGGTGGTGCTTCTGCTACTGGACCAGTAGCAGGTTTTGATCCAGTTCTAATCTCATTGATTAGACGTTCAATGCCTAATCTAGTTGCTTATGACTTAGCAGGTGTTCAACCAATGAATGGTCCTACTGGACTTATCTTTGCAATGAGAACTCGCTATGTCAACCAAAATGGAACTGAAGCACTCTTCAATGAAGTTGATACAGCATTCTCAGGTCAGGATGATGGTTTCAACACTACCACTGGAGATTATACTGGTGGAGCTGATGGTACTTCATCTGTAGGTTTTGGTACTACTGGATTTGCTGCTACTGGATTTGGTAACACTGATGCACAAGGTACTGCATATGGGTTTAACCCAGCAGACCTAAACAACTCTGGTGCAAGTGGACTTGAGTACAGAGTTGGACAAGCTATGTCCACCTATGATGCTGAAAATCTTGGTGCTGGTTCTGGTGATCAGTTTAATCAGATGGCTTTCAGTATTGAAAAGCTTTCTGTTACAGCAAAATCAAGAGCACTTAAGGCAGAATATACCTTAGAACTTGCACAAGATCTTAAGGCAATTCATGGTTTAGATGCTGAGGCTGAATTAGCAAATATTCTTTCAACTGAAATTCTTGCTGAAATCAACAGAGAAGTTATCAGAACTATCTACAAGATTGCTGAGCCAGGTGCTCAAGCAAACGTAGCAAATGCTGGTTTCTTTGACCTTGATGTTGATTCAAATGGTAGATGGTCAGTTGAGAAGTTCAAAGGTCTTCTCTTCCAACTAGAAAGAGATGCTAATGCTATTGCATACAGAACTCGTAGAGGAAAGGGGAATGTAATTCTCTGTTCTTCTGATGTTGCTTCAGCACTCACCATGGCAGGATTGCTTGATTATACTCCAGCACTTAATGCTAACCTTAATGTTGATGACACTGGCAATACTTTTGCTGGTATCCTCAATGGCAAGTTTAGAGTTTATATTGATCCTTATGCAGCAAACCTTGCTGCTAACCAATACTATGTTGTTGGTTACAAGGGAACCAATCCTTATGATGCTGGACTTTTCTACTGCCCTTATGTACCTCTCCAGATGGTACGTGCAGTTGGGCAAGATACTTTCCAACCAAAAATTGGATTCAAGACCAGATATGGTATGGTATCCAATCCATTTGCAGAAGGTACTGTTCAAGGACTAGGTAGAATTGCTGCAAATACCAACAGATACTACAGAAGAGTTCAAATCAAGAACCTTATGTGAGTTCTGTTCACAGATTCTCAAGGACCTCCCAAAAGGGGGTCCTTTTTTATTGAAATAAATAGTTCAAAAAATGGCAACAAATCCTTGGAATAACCAACCAACCAATAAGAATTTTCTTTCTCCAGTTGGTTTTAAATTTAATTTACATAAAGCACCTAAAGTAGATTTTTATTCAAATATGGCAAATATTCCTGCCATTACTTTAGGTTCTGCACTTATGTCTCGTTATGGAAAAAATATTGATATTCCTGGAGATAAAATGACTTTTGATGATTTCAATTTAAGATTCTTGGTTGATGAAAATATGGAAAATTATATGGAAATATGGAATTGGATGACCGGTTTAGGATTTCCATATAGTTTAGAACAATATAAAAATTTAAAAGAAAATTCAGATACTACAGATTCACCTGCGGTCAAAACTTTGTTTTATGAAAGATCTGATTCCACATTACAAATATTAAATAGCAATTTTAACATATCAAGTCAAGTTATATTCACTGGAATGTATCCAACTTATATCTCTTCACTAGAATTTGATGCAACATCAGAAGACATTAGATATTTTACTGCTCAGGTTAACTTCAAATATAATTACTATAAAATTGTCAGTGCAACAGGAACTACTTTATGATATCTCTTGAAGAAATACAAAAATTATGGAAAGAAGATTCTCAAATTAATATTGATGATTTGCACAATGAATCTTTGAAAATATCTTCATTGCATGGAAAATATTATGAAATTTATAACAATATTTCATTACTTAGAAAAAGATCAGAATCACAATACAAAATTAAAAAATTAGAAAGATTTAATTATTATAATGGAAAAGCAGATCCTGAGATTTATAAAGAAGATCCATTTCCATTTAAAGTAAGAGATAAAGAATCTTTACAAAGATATTTGGATGCAGATGAAAATCTATCAGAAATATTAATGAAAATTGAATATTACGATACAATTTTAAAATACTTAGAAGAAATTATAAAAATGATTTCAAATAGATCTTTTCAAATAAAAAATTCTATTGACTTTTTAAAATTCCAAATGGGAATGTAACATGTCAGATTTAATTATATCAAAGAAAAATGAAATTTATTTAAAGATTGAATGTGAAGCACACATCAAATATGAATTGAGTGATCAATTTACTTTTGATGTTCCTGGTGCAAAGTTCATGCCTCAATATAGAAGCAAACACTGGGATGGAAAGATTCGTTTATTTAATGTTCAAAATGGAGAAATTTATATTGGACTTTTAGATAAAATATTAGAATTTTGTGAAAATCATAAGTATAAATTTGAATTTCAAGAAAATAAATTTTATGGACTTCCTGGAGAGATAAATGAATCTATTTCTCTAGAAGGTGTTAAGGATTATATGAAAAGCATCTGTACTCATGATCCAAGAGATTATCAAATTAAAGGAGTTCATGATTCTCTAAAATATAATAGAAAACTTATCATATCCCCAACTGCTTCAGGAAAATCTTTAATGATTTATTCTGTAGTTCGATACTTTACTGAACAGGGGAAGAATACACTTCTTGTAGTACCTACTACATCCCTTGTAGAGCAGATGTATAAAGACTTTGAAGATTATGGTTGGAATGCTGAAGAACACTGTCACAAGGTCTATGGTGGCAATGAGAGAATATCAGATAAACAAGTTACTATATCAACTTGGCAATCAATATATAAATTAGATAAATCTTTCTTTAAAAATTTTGATGTTGTAATTGGAGATGAAGCTCATCAATTTAAATCTAAATCTTTAATTAGTATTATGTCAAAATTGCATGAAGCAAAATATAGATTTGGATTTACTGGTACTTTAGATGGAAGTCAAACTCACAAATTAGTTCTTGAAGGTTTATTTGGCCCAACATATAAACTAATTAAAACTGATGATCTAATTAAAAAAGGATATCTATCAAAACTTCAAATTAAAGTTCTACTCTTAAAACATGAACCTAACAAATTAAACGATTACGAAGAAGAAGTTAAATATTTAATAGGACATGAAGTTAGAAATAAATTTATTAAAAATCTTGTTTTACAACTTAATGGAAATAGCTTAGTTTTATTTAATAGAGTTGAAACTCATGGTAAACCACTTTATGAACTTATAAATAGTAATGTAAGTGAAAATAGAAAAATATTTTTTATTCATGGTGGAGTGGACACTGAGGAAAGAGAATTAGTTAGAAAAATTACAGAAGAAGAGTCCAATGCTATTATAGTTGCCTCCTATGGCACTTTTAGTACAGGAATTAATATAAAAAATCTTCATAATGTTATTTTTGCTTCACCAAGTAAATCAAGAATAAGAAATCTTCAAAGTATAGGTAGAGTTCTTCGTAAAGGTAAAGAAAAAGTTTCAGCTACATTATATGATATTGCTGATGACATTACCTATAATGGTAAAAGAAATTATACTTTGAATCATTTGGTTGAAAGAATTAAAATATACAATGAAGAAAATTTTGACTACGAAATTATAAACATCAATTTAAAAAAATAATATGGAAGAGGAATTTTATGCTTCAGTTAAATTAGTATCTGGAGAAGAAATATTTACTTTAGTATGTGCTACTGAAGAAAATGAAAATACATTTTTGATTTTACAAAATCCTGTAATTATGAAACCTATGATATCTAAGCAAAAAATATATGCTTTTAAAATTTCTCCATGGATGAATATTCCAGAAGATGAAATTTACATAATTTCTATAGATAAAGTTATTACTATGACTGAAGTTAGAGATAAAAATATCATAGGAATATATAAAAAATATTTAAATAATAATTCTCAAATAAAGGTTGATAATATTACTGGATTTATTTCTAAAGTGAATGATGCCAGAGTATCTTTAGAGAATCTTTATAACTCTTAAATATATAATTTATCTTCAAACCTAACAGAGTGATTATAGCCATCTATAAATATCTTGTCAAGTGTTGCCAAAAATCAATAAAACTGATATAATTTTCTTATTAATATTCAGGTAGTATATATGCAATTAATAATGAAAAGAACAAAAAAGAAATCAGAGCATTATGTAAATAATAAAGATTTTCATCAAGCTCTTGTAGAACATAAAAAGAAAGTTAATGAAGCAAAGGAAAAAGGACTTCCAAAACCAAGAGTAAACAATTACATTGGAGATTGCTTCTTGCGTATTGCAAATCATTTAGCATATAAACCAAATTTTGTAAATTATATGTTCAAAGATGATATGGTATGTGATGGTATTGAAAATTGTATTCAATACATTGATAATTTTGATGTAGAACGTACCAATCCTTTTGCATATTTTACTCAAATTGTTTACTATGCCTTCTTAAGAAGAATTGCCAAAGAGAAAAAGCAATTAGAAATTAAATCTAAAATTATTGAAAGATCTGGATTTGATGAAGTATTTTCTGTAGATAGTTCTGATCTTAGTGGTGATTATTCTAATATGAATGGAATTAAAGATAATATTAATTACAAATACTCATAATGTTAGTAGCAATTATTACTGATACTCATTTTAATTTTCGTAAAGGAAATAAGTTCTTTCATGATTATTTTGAGAAATTTTATAATGATATTTTCTTTCCTACATTGAGAGAATATAATATCGAAACAGTAATACATCTTGGTGATATTTTTGATAATCGTAAAGTTACTGATTACTGGAGTATTGAGTGGACCAAAAGAGTTATTTTAGAACCACTTAAAAAGTATAACTTTCATTTAATTTTAGGTAATCATGATCTTTTTTATAAGAATACAACTAAATTAAATAGCCCAAGTCTTCTTTTTAATGGATATGATAATATTAAAATTTATTCAGAACCAAAAACAGTTAACTTAGGTGATATTGATATTTTATTTGTTCCTTGGATTACTTCAGAGAGTCATGAAAGCACCTTGAGGGCAGTTAAATCAACTCCAGCTAGGGTTGCTATGGGCCATCTTGAATTGAATGGATTTTGTCCCCATAAAGGAAATATTATGGAATCTGGAATGGATCCAAAGTTATTCAATAAATTTGATAGAGTTTTTTCTGGACACTATCATACAAGAGGTGATGATGGAAAAATATTTTACTTAGGAAATCCATATCAAATGTTTTGGAATGATTATAACGATCCAAGAGGATTTACTATTTTTAATACTGATACATATCAATTAACTAGAGTAGATAATCCATATGAGGTATTTAAAATTTGTTATTATGATGAGGATAATATTGCTGATGTGAATGAATATAGGGACTGTATTGTTAAATTAATTGTTAAAAATAAAATAAATCAATCTAAGTATGATAAATTTTTAGATTCTTTGGTTAAAGTTTATCCTCAAGATTTAAAAATTATTGAAAATATTCAGATTAATAATGACTTTGATGCAGAGGAAATATTGAAAATAGAAGATACACTTTCTTTGTTGAAAAAGTATGTTGATGAATCTGAAATTAAGTTAAATAAGAATAGAATTAAGAAACTAATTCATTCAATTTACCAAGAATCATTTCAGTTATAATAATGTATATACTAACTGTTTTAGATGATACTGAAGGTGCTTATTCAGTGCAAAATAAATATGGTGAAAAAGTTTTATACATGTTTGAAGAAGAAGATGATGCAGTCAGATATTTAAACATGTTAGAAGAACTTGATTATCCTGAAATGGAAGTTACAGAGGTAAATCCTTATGTAGCAGTGGCTGCATGTGATCATTTGAATTATCACTATGCTATAATTACACCAGAAGATATCGTTATCCCTCCTGATTATGATAAAGTTTACAAAACTAAAATATAAGAATTTTTTAAGTTCAGGTAATTATTGGACAGAATTAAACTTATATAAAAATAATTCCACTTTGATTGTAGGATCAAATGGTGCAGGAAAAAGCACTATGCTTGATGCTCTTACATTTGTATTATTCAATAAACCCTTTAGAAAAATTTCAAAAGCTCAACTTGTCAATACTATAAATGAAAAGGATTGTTCAGTAGAAGTAGAATTTAATATTGGAAAAATTGAATGGAAAATTATTAGGGGAATTAAACCAAACACTTTTGAAATTTATAAAGATAATACTCTTTTAGACCAATCAGCTTCTGCAAATGATCAGCAAAAGTGGTTAGAGCAATCTGTAATTAAATTAAATTACAAATCTTTTACTCAAATTGTAATTTTAGGTTCTACAAATTTTATTCCATTTATGCAACTTCCTTTGCAGCATAGAAGAGAGGTTGTTGAAGATTTGCTTGATATTAAAGTATTTTCTTCCATGAATGATATTGCTAAATTTAAAATAAAGGAACTTAAGGACGAAATTAAAGAATTTAGTTATAAAAAGGAAAACTTAGAAGATAAAATAGATTCTCAAAAAACTCTTATTAATGAACTTTCAAAAAGGGTAAAAGAAGAAATTGAAGATAAGAATAGTAAAATAAATCAACTTACAGATGAAGAGTTCAAAATTTCAAAGGATAATGATAATTTTAAAAATAAAATTGAGAATTTAAATGTAGAATTGGAAAAATTTTCTGGTGCTTCAGATAAACTTAAGAAACTTATTTCACTGAAAGGAAAAATTCAACAAAAGGTTTCTGCAGTTAATGATGAATATATATTTTTTAAAGAAAATACAAGTTGTCCTACCTGTACACAAACTATTGAAAATTCTATTAAATCTTTTAAAATAAATGAAATAGAAAATAAGATTAAGGAATTGGAATTTGGATTTGGAGAAATTGAAAAAACCATAACAGATGAAGAAGATAGGGAATTAAATTTTTTAAAAATAAGTAAAAATATTATTAAAATTACTAATGAGATTAATCAAAACAATACTCAAATTTTTAGAATACAAAAGCAATTGTCAGATATACAATCTGAAATTCAAAAACTTACAAAGAAAAATTCAACAGGAGATGTTGAGGAGCATAAATTAAAAGATTTAAATTTGAGATTAGATGAACTTATAAAAGAAGCATCAAAATCTAAAGAAGAATTATCTAATTATGAATTTATTCATATGTTATTAAAAGATGATGGAGCAAAAACTAAAATTATTAAAAAATATCTTCCTATAATTAATCAAACTCTGAATAAGTATTTGGAAATAATGGAGTTTTCTGTAAATTTTCATTTAGATGAAGAGTTTAATGAAAAATCATTAAATCCAATTTATGAGGACTTTTCATATTCCTCATTTAGTGAAGGTGAGAAAATGAGAATTGATTTGGCTTTATTGTTTACTTGGAGAGAAATTGCAAGAATTAAGAATTCTATTAATACAAATTTGCTAATATTAGATGAAGTATTTGATAGTTCTTTAGATGATTTTGGAACTGATAATTTTACTAAAATTATTAGGTATATAATTGAAGATTCTAATGTATATGTAATTTCACATAAAACAAATGAATTGGAGGATAAATTTAATGATATTATTAAATTTGAAAAAAGAAAAGGATTTAGTGTCATGCTTGACTCTTGAGTGAATTGCTGTTATATTAAATTAAGTTTATATCTCTGTTTATGTCTGAAATTCCTGAAAAAAATGATACTATAAATTTTGTAGGTTCCAATCTTCCTGGTGGTGGATTTAGTCAATGGGATGATTATTGGTTTAATAATGGAATTAATTTGACTGCCAATTCTTCTCCTGATACTATCTCTATAAATTCTAATCTTTATAGTTATGATAATGGCATGGTAACTCCAAATTCAAAAGTAACTGAATTAAATGAAAATGAAAATAATTTTTGGAAGTTTGAAGAAAATAAAACTTTAAAGGTTATTAAAGATTATATTGTAGGAACATATAATGCCCATTATGCATCAGAAAAATCTAAAGTTCAAGTTTTAGATATTATTGATGCTATTGGTGATGGTATTCCCTTTTGCCGCACTAACCTTATCAAGTATTCTGCTAGATTTGGTAAGAAGAATGGTTTTTCAAAACTTGATGCTTTGAAAATTATTCATTATGGTATTCTTATGTACCATTTTGCAGGATTTCACAATGAAACTAAAAACAACAATGAAACTTTCTGAAAACACTCTTAATATTTTAAAGAACTTTTCTTCTATCAATCACTCTATTTTGATTAAAGAAGGATCTAAACTTCGTACAATTTCTGTGATGAAGAATATCTTTGCACAAGCAGATGTTACAGAAGACTTTCCAAAAGATTTTGCTATCTATGATTTGAATGAATTTTTGAGTGGATTAAGTCTTCACCAAGATCCTGATATTGATTTTGAAAATGATTCATATCTTCTTATTCGTGAAGGTAAGCGTAAGGTCAAATACTTTTATGCAGATCCAGAAGTAATTATCTCTCCCCCAGAAAAGGAAGTTACTCTTCCCTCTAAAGATGTTTGTTTTCAATTGGATCACTCTCAATTGAATCAATTACTTAAAGCAGCAGGAGTTTATAAACTTCCAGACCTTGCTGCAGTAGGGGAAAATGGAGTTATTCGTTTGGTTGTGAGAGATAAGAATAATGAAACATCAAATGAATATTCAATAGTGGTTGGTGAAACTGATAAGGAGTTTGTTTTCAACTTCAAGGTGGAAAATATTAAGATCATTCCAACTTCTTATGATGTGATAGTATCTAGTAAAGGTTTCTCTCATTTTTATAGTGAAAAGTATAATTTGAATTATTATATTGCATTAGAACCTGATTCTTCTTTTAATTAATGAACATCTTTGTAACTGACGTGACCCCCAGTAAGTCTGCTCAAGTACTTCCTGATAAACACGTTGTGAAAATGCCCCTGGAGACCTGTCAGATGGTCTCCATCATATACTCTAAGTGGTACTATGATTGGGGCACAATCAATAAAGCAGACAACACTCCTTACAATACAGTAAAGGGTGCCTTTCGTAATCATCCCTGCACCAAATGGGCTGCAGATAATCACTACAATCTTGCCTGGTTGATTACACATGGAATACATTTATGCTTTGAATACGAACATCGCTATCAAAAACGACACTCTTGTTTGAATACCCTAGAAGAAGCAATGGTAATCTTTCATAACAATGCTAAGATTTCTATTTCCGAGCATACTAATGTAAAGGAATTCACTAGAGCAATGCCTGATGAATATAAACTTGATAATAGTATTGATACCTTCACTGCTTATAAGATGTATGTTGCATCTAAACCCTGGGTGTGCGATAATTATCTTCGCCGTCCAGAACGTAAACCTGATTGGATTTGATTATGAGAAGTGATTTTTTGTGGGTAGAAAAGTATGCCCCAAAGAAAATTGAAGATTGCATTCTACCTGAAGGTATTAAAAAAACATTTCAGGATTTTGTAAATCAAGGACAAATACCAAATTTACTACTTGCTGGTCCTCCTGGAATTGGTAAGACAACAGTAGCAAAAGCATTATGTTATGAACTGGGAGTAGATTCTTATGTCATCAATGGGTCTGATGAAGGACGATTTTTGGATACGGTACGGAACCAAGCAAAGAACTTTGCATCGACCTTATCACTTCAAGCAATTGGTAAACATAAAGTCATCATCATTGATGAAGCAGATAACACAGGAAACGACGTACAACTCTGTCTTAGGGCTAATATTGAGACATTTTATAAAAACTGCAGATTCATCTTTACCTGCAACTACAAAAATAAAATTATTGAACCAATCCATTCCCGTTGTGCCGTTGTGGAATTTGGAATCAAATCAAAAGACAGACCTAAGATTGCAGCAGAATTCTTTCAAAGACTTAATTATATCCTTGACCAAGAAAGAATTGAGTTTGATAAAAAAGTTCTCGTTCAATTAATTAATAAGCATTTTCCGGATTGGAGAAGAGTTCTTAATGAATGTCAACGTTATTCAGTATCTGGTAAAATTGATTCAGCTATTCTTGCTACTTTCTCTGGCATTAAAGTAAATGATCTCATTAAAAATATTAAAGAAAAAAACTTTGCTGAAGTTCGTAAGTGGGTTGTTGCCAATCTTGATAATGATGCCAGTACTGTTCTTCGTAGAGTGTATGATGCTTTATATGAATATTTGGATGGTCCCAGTATTGCTGCTTGTGTACTTATTGTGGCTAAGTATCAGTACCAATCTGCTTTTGTAGCAGATCAAGAGATTAATCTTCTTGCAGCTTTAACTGAAATGATGGTGGAGTGTAAGTTTAAATTATGAAATATGAATTGAAAGATTGGTTAAATTCTATCAATCAAACAAAGGTTAATATAATGGACACTGATCCAGATAGTGTAAGTGATTATGTACCTTATGTAATTAATAAATGTCTTTCTGGTAATATTGATTCTATTCTATATGCCAATGAAATGAATATGAATCATCAACTTCATAAAAAATTACAATATAATTTTTTTATAAATACTTTGAGAAAAAGAAAAAGATTTTCTCCTTGGATTAAGAAGGAAGATATCAAAGATCTTGAATGTATTAAATCTTACTATGGTTATAGTAATGAAAAGGCACATCAAGCTTTGAAAATCCTTAAAAAAGAAGAAATTGATTTTATAAAATCTAAACTTGAAATTGGAGGAAGACAATGAGTGTCGTAAATGAACCTGAAGTGAAATGGTCACCTGACCAAATGGTTGAGGTAGTCCTAAATCAACCTGATGACTTTTTGAAAGTTCGTGAGACTCTAACACGTATTGGTGTTGCATCAAGAAAGGAAAAGAAAATCTATCAATCTTGCCATATTCTTCATAAGCAAGGTAGATACTATCTTGTACATTTTAAAGAACTGTTTGCACTTGATGGTAAACATGCTAATCTTACAGTAAATGATGTTCAACGTCGCAATCGTATTACTCAATTACTTGCTGATTGGGGATTGATTACTGTTGTGACTCCAGAAAAAATTCAAGATATTGCCCCATTAAATCAAATTAAAGTTCTTTCTTATAAGGATAAGGATGATTGGGTTCTAGAAACTAAGTATAATATTGGTGCAAAGAAGAAAAAGGTAGAAGAAACTGAATAATTGTGTAGAGGGTTCAACACCCTCTTTTTTGTACTTTTTTGTATAATTAGTAATATCAGATGCTTCGGGTCTGATGTTTACAATACTCGCTCTTACGGAGAAAATCTATGTGGTCAACAAAAATTACAAAGTATAGTACTGGAAATATTGAAAAGTTTCTAACTGATATTGATAAGTATTCTATTGGAATGGATGAATGGTTAGATCGCTTCAATTCTCATCATCAAACAGAATCAAACTATCCCCCGTACAATCTAATTAAAGAAAGCAACACAGCTACAAGACTTGAAATTGCTCTTGCAGGGTTTAGGAAAAGTGAAATCTCCGTCTATACTGAAAATAATAAACTATTTGTGAAAGGTGAAAAAGATTCAGTTGAAGAAACTGAATATGTACATCAGGGACTTGCAAAACGAGCATTCACTCGTATATGGACAATCTCTGATGATGTAGAAGTAAAGGAAGTTACATTTGAAGATGGGCTACTTACAGTTAAACTTTCTCGCATTATTCTAGAGCATCAAATAAAGAAGATTTGGTTCTAAATAATATTGCTATCGTTGTCGCAGGGAGGGAGCTGGCAAAATCCAGTTGCACCTCCCCTTTTTTTGTGCTACAATGTATTTGGTTGAAGATTATAAACTATGTCTGTTAAACTTTTGATTCTTAAATCATACGAAGATCTAATTGCTGATGTCAAGGAAATGCTTTCTGGGGACAAGGTAATTGGATATGTTTTAGATAATCCTTATCTTGTGAGATTGGAAGAAGGTAGTCAGGACCTTCCTGCAAGGGTTTCTTTTTACCCTTATGCACCACTTTCTAAAGATAAATCTATCCCCATTCCTTGTGATTGGGTAGTCTCTATTCTTGAACCCCTTGATGAAGTTAAAAAATCTTATTTGGAGAATCTAGATGCAAAATCTGAAAATTCTAATTCTAAAGAATGAAAAAATTCTTGTAACTGAAGTACATGAAGTAGAATCTGAATTGGGTGAACCTGATTGTAAATTAGTCAATCCATGTGAAATGTTTGTATCAAGCAAAGATGTTTGGGAAATGAAGACATGGCCTTGTTTTACAAATCAAAGAGAGCTTAAGATACATTCTGATTCTATTTTTAGTATTGTTGATCCAACTCCAGAACAGATTCAACTTTATATAGAGACTATTAAATGAAATTTTACACTAATGTTGTTCTTGTTGGAAATGAAATACTTTCCAGAGGATATGATAACGGAAAATATTTTAAGAATAGGGAACAATTTTATCCAACACTCTATGTACAGACCAATAAAAAAACAAAGTTTAAAACTTTGGAAGGTTTATATGCAGATGAGATAAAACCTGGAACTATTCGTGAAACTCGTGACTTTATTCAAAAGTATGAGAATATTGATAACTTTATCTTGTATGGAAATACAAGATATATAAATCAATATATTTCTGAAAATTATTCAGAGGATAACATTAAGTTTGATATTAATAAAATTAAGCTGATTACAATTGATATTGAGGTAGCATCTGAGAATGGATTTCCTGATGTAAAAAGTTGCCAAGAAGAACTTCTTACTATTTCTATTCAGAACTATGCTACCAAAAATATTATTACTTGGGGAATAAAGCCATTCAATAATACTAATCCAAGTGTTGAATATATTGAATGTAAAGATGAATTTGATCTTTTAGATAGATTCATTGCTTTTTGGGAATATGAAACTCCAGAAGTAATTACTGGTTGGAATTGTGAACTTTATGATATTCCATACATTTATGGAAGACTTCAAAAAGTTCATGATACAAAAACTGCAAAAAAACTTTCTCCCTGGGGAATTGTAACTGAAAAAGAAGTTTACATTACTGGCAGAACTCATACTAGTTGTGATATTGCTGGAATTACTGTTCTTGATTATTTGGATTTGTATAAGAAGTTTACTTATACAAATCAAGAATCTTATCGTCTTGACCACATTGCCTTTGTTGAGCTTGGGCAAAACAAATTGGATCATAGTGAATTTGATACTTTCAAGGAATTCTATACAAAAAATTGGCAAAAGTTTGTAGAATATAATATTAAGGACGTAGAACTTGTTGATAGATTGGAAGATAAGATGAAATTAATTGAGCTTGCTATTACTATGGCATATGACTCAAAAGGTAATTATAATGATGTTTTCTATCAAGTAAGAATGTGGGATTCTATTATCTACAATTATCTAAAGAAAAAAAATATAGTAATTCCTTTCAAAAAAAATAATAAAAAGGATGAAAAGTATGCTGGTGCTTATGTAAAGGAACCAATTCCAGGTAAATATGACTGGGTAGTGAGTTTTGACTTGAATTCACTATATCCTCATTTAATTATGCAATATAATATAAGTCCTGAAACACTTTTGACTGAAAGACACTCTAATGTCACTGTAGATAAAATTCTAAATCAAAGTATAGATTTTTCTGATGTAAGAGACTATGTAGTGTGCGCTAATGGTGCCATGTATAAAAAGGATGTGAGAGGATTTCTTCCAGAGTTAATGGAAAAAATTTATAATGATCGTGTCATCTATAAGAAAAAGATGATTGATGCGAAGAAAAAATATGAAAAGACTCCAACAAAAGATTTAGAAAAAGAAATTGCTAGATATAATAATATTCAGATGGCAAGAAAGATTCAACTCAACTCTGCCTATGGTGCTGTAGGCAATGAATATTTTAGATATTTTCGTATAGAAAATGCTGAAGCAATTACATTGTCTGGGCAGGTTTCTATTAGGTGGATTGAGAATAAGATGAATTCTTACTTAAATAAAACTTTGAAAACAAATGAAGTTGATTATGTTATTGCTTCTGATACTGATTCCCTATATCTCAATTTAGGTCCTTTAGTAGAAACTGTATACAAGGGAAGAGAAAAAACTTCTGAAAGTGTGGTTTCATTTCTTGATAAGATTTGTAAGATGGAGCTTGAAAAGTATATTGAAAGTTCTTATCAAGAATTGGCAGATTATGTAAATGCATATGATCAAAAGATGTTTATGAAAAGGGAGAATATTGCTGATCGTGGAATCTGGACTGCCAAGAAACGTTATATTCTAAATGTCTGGGATAGTGAAGGGGTAAGATATTCTGAACCTAAACTTAAGATGATGGGAATTGAAGCAGTCAAATCTTCAACTCCAGCTCCTTGTAGGAAGAAGATTAAAGAAGCTCTGTCAATTATTATGAATAAAACTGAAGATGATTTGGTTAAGTTCATTGATGAGTTTAGAAAGGAATTTAGCAATCTTCCTCCAGAAGAAATATCATTCCCAAGATCTGTAAATGAACTTACTAAATATAGATCTGTAAATTCAATTTACGAAAAAGGAACTCCTATTCATGCAAGAGGTGCTCTTCTTTATAATTACTATGTGAAGGATAGGGGATTGGATAATAAATATCCTCTTATTAATAATGGTGAAAAAATTAAATTTTGCTATCTCAAAAAGGCAAATCCAATTAGAGAAAATGTACTGTCATTTATTCAACAATTTCCTAAGGAATTGGGTCTTGTTAAATATGTGGATTATGACTTACAATTTGAGAAGAGCTTTATTGAACCACTAAAAATTATTCTAAATTGTATTGGGTGGAGTGTTGAAAAAACTGTTAATTTAGATTTACTTTTTGCTTAACTATGGATTTTTTAAAAGATATTGTAAAAGAAATTGGCGGAGAATATACGCAACTGGCATCAAATATTGATGAGACCGAAACTTATGTGGATACGGGTTCATACATCTTTAATGCTCTTGTCAGTGGGAGTATCTTTGGTGGGGTTTCTGGTAACAAGATTACTGCAATTGCAGGTGAAAGTAGCACTGGAAAAACTTTCTTTAGTTTGGCAGTGGTCAAGAATTTCCTTGATAATAATCCTACTGGATATTGTTTGTATTTTGATACTGAAGCTGCTATCACAAGATCCCTATTGGAGAGTAGAGGAGTTGACACAACTCGTGTGGTTGTTGTCAATGTTGTCACCGTAGAAGAGTTTCGTGGTAAGGCACTGAAGGCAGTTGATCTGTATATGAAGAAACCTGAAGGAGAACGTAATCCTTGTATGTTTGTGCTAGACTCTTTGGGAATGCTTTCGACTAGCAAGGAAATCAACGATGCCCTGAATGACAAGGAGGTGCGAGATATGACCAAATCCCAACTCATTAAAGGTGCATTCCGTATGCTTACACTGAAACTAGGTCAAGCAAACATTCCAATGATCGTGACTAATCATACTTATGATGTAATTGGTGCTTATGTTCCTACTAAAGAAATGGGAGGTGGTAGTGGTCTTAAATATGCCGCTTCTACTATTGTTCATCTTTCAAAGAAGAAAGAAAAGGACGGAACAGACGTTATTGGAAATATTATCAAGGCAAAAACTGCTAAGTCTCGTCTAAGTAAAGAAAATCAAGATGTTGAAATACGTTTGTTCTATGATGAACGTGGATTGGACAGATATTATGGTCTTCTGGAACTTGGAGAGATTGGTGGACTTTGGAAGAATGTTGCCGGACGTTATGAAATGGATGGTAAGAAACTCTATGCA